ACACTTATACCTTCAATAATATTTGAATAAGTATTAATAAAATAAACTATTAGTAATGCTAATAATAATATTACTATAAGAGCAAATGATTTTTCATATATCTTAAATGGTACTTGTATTTTTGTTCTCATATATATTTTATATTATATAAATTTATATTTTATATTATATAAATTTATATTTTATATTATATAAATTTATATTTTATATTATATATTTTATAATTTTATATTATATAATTTTATATATAATATAAATGAAACTATTTTTTAATCAAATACAACCAAATATATCGTGGAAAGCCTCTTCTAATAACAATGTAACAATTATTCCTAAAAATATTAAAAATGAAATACCAGACAATACAAATATAACTGCCCCTTGGAGCGAAGATTGTCCTGTTAAAAAATATAGATTTAATGCTAACCCTATTAAACACTATAGGAAGCAATATGTAAATTTAGACTCTAAAAAAAATACATTTAGCAATCTATCTTTAATAGGAAGCATGGATAAACCAGGAAATAACATAGTGACACAGAATTTGACACAAAATAACTCAAATAACAATAGTTATTGTGATGATCCTAATAATAATATTAACTCAAGCACAATAACATATATACAAAATAACAGTGATTGTAAAATACTAAATAGTGATAAATTTTATGATGAGAATTTAAATAAAGTAATATGTACCTCATTAAATCCATCAGCATTAGTAATTAAACCAGGAACTACAAAACTTTCTACAGAGTATTCTTCGTCGCATAGAGAACTGTTATATAAAAATAATAAGACATTTATACAAAATCTACCATCGCGAGGACTTTCACATTTTGATTGTACTTCAAATTGTGTTGTATATAATCCATCTAATACAAAGTATCAAACGCAAGGACCAATCACCTCGAGTGCAAGAATAACAAGTTTAAAATATGATTGTATAGATTGTCCTAAAAAATCGAATATTAACAATTGTCCTCCTAATATGTCATTGGCTGAATGTGAAAAATTAACTAAAGTGTTACAATCTCCTGCGTGTTATGGATGTATTAATGAACCAACAAAAATTCGTCGTAAACGAATTAATATATTAAGATAAAGATTCATTCATTTAAAGATTCATTCATTTAAAAATTCATTCATTTAAAAATTCCTTATTTACAGTAAAATTGTGCTTTCTACACCAATTTATTGATTTTTGCATATTAATATTTATTAACATATTCAATTTATTAAAATATTTATTTATAAATATTTCTTTAGTGCTTATAGTATGATCTTTAGTACTTTTAATAATACTAATATTATCTATAGAATTTTCAAAATCTACTAAATCAAAATCCAGACTTTCTGGAATAATTATATCATAACTATTATTTTTTACAATATGTCTATCAATCGCATCATTCTTTTCTATAATATTCTTTTCTATATCATTCTTTTCTACATCATTCTTTTCTATAATATTCTTTTCTACATCATTCTTTTCTACATCATTCTTTTCTATATCATTATTATCTATAGTATGTGAATAAATCTTATTTGATATATTTAAATATTTTAGGATTCCATTATAATTATTATAATTAAGTAAATTATATTCAATATTTAACATTTTTAATTCGCGTATTAAACCAAGCGTATTTTTAATATTTTCTAATTGTTGTTGGCCATATATAGCATTAATTTCTTGTAATTTCGTAATAAATAATTGATTAAATTCAATATTAAATAAGCTATAAATATTTTCTACTTGATTAATCAAGATGTCAAAGTTCTCTATTATATTAGAAATTATTCTCTTATTATTATTTTTATAATTTCTACAAATGATATATTTCTCAGAATTTGCACTTCTACTTGTATTGGGTTTAAATATAAATACATTTTCATATAAGTTACACAATAAATATATAACTTCTATAGTTTTTATTTTAAATATGTCAAAAATTTTAAGGACAAAATGACCACCTTTTTTCTGCATAATTAATGCATAAAAAATTTGCGATAATATTAATTTAAAAGATACGTCTTCTTGATTATTAAAATCAGACGAGAAATCAAATCCACCATCGCCTGTAATATAATCCATAGACTTAGCATATTTCTTATTACAATAAATTAAATTCTCTTTTAAAAATAGGTCGCCGTTTTTAGAGGCACCATATTCTAACTTAATATTTTTATTAGAGTTTAATATATGTGAGGCTTTTTTCCACGATGGAATATTAATATTGTCATTTATTAAAGTCATACCATAATAAACGTCATTTGTATTTTTTCTTTTATAATTAAAAGCCTCAATAAATCCCCCAGGACCTTCTGCCAAATGAAATGATTGTATTGGAGTTCTATCATTTAAAAAATCAAATGTATTTATCATTTCTATCATTTTGAAAAAGGATCTTGATAATGGTTTATATTTGCATAAAGATACTTTATGATTAGGAACTATAGTATGTATATATTCATATGGATTAGTAATTTTTTTCATAATATCCCAATATTCACTATATTCATCTATTGATTGTTTTAAAATAAGTAAATAATTATGCAATGAATTACACAATAAAAGCTCTTTTTTTAGTATGCAGCTTTTTAAGTCGTTTTTATATATTATATTAAAATCTAAATTTAGATTGTTTAAGTTAGGTAAGTTGATATATGTCATAAAATGGTTTTGCTACTAACATAATATAGTTTTAAATGTTTATATAATTATAAAATTATATAAATGTTTTATAAAAATGGAATAAAAAATAGAGAAATAGAGAGAAAGAGAGAATCAATTTTATATTTTATATTTTATACATATTCTTCTTAGGTCTAAGCTTTCTTGGTTTGTGTTTTTTGTAATTTCTTTTCTTCTGCTTTTTTAGATTTCTCAAGTTCTTTTAGTGCTTGCTTTTCTTGTTGGCTTTTCAATTTTTCTTCAAGCTTAAGTTTTTTGGTTTGCTCTGTTAAGTTCCTTTTTTCGTCTTGTGATAATTTGATTTTAGCAGAGGGTTTCTTAACTTCTGATTGTTGTATTTGCTGATCTAAAATCTGATTTTCCTGTAAATATTTTTCAGCTAATTTTTTAGATTTTAGATCAATAGTCTCCTTGATATTAGTCTCTAAATTAGCGTCAATTATATCAAATTCTTTAATAGACGCGTCTATTACATCCTTCTCTTGCGCCTCCTGTTTTTTACTAATTAGTTCATCTGATTCATATTCAACATTCCTTATTTTTTTGAATATAAAATAATTGTTTAAAAATGAAATTTGCTTTTCTTCTGCGCTTAAATTTAAAGCACTGCCAAATTTTTTCTCCAAATATGGAGTTTTCTCAACTTCCATCTTCATAAAATTATATAATTGCTCAAAATTACCCATTGAATTAGGTAGATTTAATTGCTTATATTCAGTTTCGCTTAATAATACAAAGCCATTATTTTCCATAATTCGCAACAAATATTTATAATTTACTAAATATTCTCTGAAAGTTTTGTTAATTGTTTCCTGATAAATATCAATACCGTAACCTAATGAGGTTTCATCATCAATAAAATCAGCGGCTTCATATTTTTTAGTGAGTTCCCATATTTTGTTATTATTTTTAAATATACTAATAGATTCGTTAATTTTTACAGAATTTAACATATTAAATATTTTGTGTCCATCATAACAAGTTCCAATAAAATAGCCTTCTAATGCTGTGCATTCTTTTACATTCTTAATAAATCCATTCAATTTAACTTCACTTTCGAACATATAATGAATAGCAAACTGAATAGAGCTAACGTTAAATCCGTTTTTAGCAATACCATAATTAGCATATACTCCTTTTCCTAACATGACTTCATTCTTTGTTCCCTCCCCAAAAAGAGCCTTACTAATTTGCTTCGTTTTATCATCATAGAATGCGGAGCCATCTTTAATATTAAAAATACTATTTCCATGTAAAAACAATGCTTTCGGTATAATATTTAGTTGTTGCGCATAATTTAAATAACGAGCACATACGCCGTCTAATCTATTTTCAATGTTATCTTTGCTAACATCTATACCTAATACAAAATTTAGATTTGCAGCTACCCATTTAGGTAAATCACCACCTTTACCGACTGCATAGTCTATTAGTGAATGTCCAGATTTTGATACTTTATTAATCAACATATTTTTAACATATAAATTGTGGAAATCGCGCAGCGACTTTGTTTCAGATGTTTTAGAAAATTTATTATAATAAACATCTTCATCAACATTGATTGTTACTCCATTACCTGATGTTAAGATTGATTCGCTTATTGGATTATGTATTGATTGCCAATTTGCATTAGCTACGTGATAAGCATTGCCGAAATTTTTACCTCCAGAGCGCAATTCGCTTGTTTTATCATAACGAATGCGAAGAGGTTCCCATTTCCAGAACTCAGGTTTATTAACATTATAAGCAAACTCAACAATAATATTGTCTTCTATTTCCTCGCCTTCAGTTGTATAAATTTTGAGATTATTAGACTCGTCTAATTTACCCATTATATTACATAGTCCTGCGTTTATATCATTGGGATTAGTTGGATAAAAGCGCGCTGGTTTATAATTATTTGCATAGCTATCTTTATTATAACGCTTAATGCTATTGTTAATAATATCATTGTAAGGATTAATATAGCCGTGTTTTCTCTCATCAAATCCTATATTTAATATTAATGTATAATAGCTCTGTATTTGGTTATATGAAGTTAGATCTTGCCCTTCATTATTTAATGTGCCTACAAAATTTGCTCCTAATTCATTTTTTTTAAATTTTACCAAGAAATCAATAGTATTGTATTCAGGTGGTTTCCATTTAAATGATTGTACCCACGTATTTTTATAATTTGGAGCGACTATACCGGTTTGGGTGCTTGAAACGCCTGTATTTGCTGGTGTAAAAATTAATCCATCAGTATTATATTCATATAATCCTTCTTTAATATTATTTAAAATTGCACTACAACCATCAAATATTTCAGTGCCGTAAAATTTCTTGACAACTATTCTAAGATGTATATTTGGATTGTTTGTAATTGATTTTAGTTCTATTATTTTAATAGCACTATTTAATATATTAAGACGATAAGCAACGGGATTTTCTTTTATGCTTTTATCTTCTCTATTAGCATCTTCAATAACTGCCAGCTTATGTACTTTAATAAATGGCAGTCCTGTAACATTTTTTCCGCCTAAATAATATATATCAAAACAAGCATACATATTTATAAATTCGCCTTGCTTATTATGTAATACGTGTTCACCGTCTATAATGCTATTGAAAAGTTCTTTTTTCTCAGTATAGCATCCTGTAAATTGAAAATTTACAGTATTAGGAATAAAATACAGTCGCCCGTCAGGTGAAATATACAATAATTTTCTTGTTCCATCTGCCTTATCTGTTACTGTATAATTGTTTCTAATATTGGGAATAGAACTGTTAGTATCGTTTATTTCTGACTCAGGTAAAAGATTGATCATTTGTAAAGTGGATGAGGAAGGACCAATATGATCTTTAACATTAATAGTCATATGTTGTTTATAGTCGGAGCCTTTTATTAATTTCAAATATTCTTGACTCATATTATTAATCTCGCTAATAGTAACAGGATAATTGGTATCTTGTAATCCAATTAAAATATATTTAATAACTTTTCGCAAATTAGTATATAAAAATTCTTTGCTTGCGGCTAATTTATTTAAGCTAATAAATTCATTATTTAATTCAATCTCTATTTCAAAGTTCTCCAATGAATTAAAGACCTCTGAATCTTTAATGTTAAATTGTTCAATAAATTTACCTTCGTGTGTTTTAGATGTTTTCACAATACTGCAATGAACTAAGAATGGTAATTGTGGATGTTTGTATTCATAACGCTTAATGTATCTAAATACTTTTTTAATCGAATTCCATTTATCTTTTAGTTCCTCTATAGAACTGTGTGTTAGTGCAAAGTTTTGCTCTACTTGATAACACACGCGGAAATTATAATCGTCAAAATCTAAAGGATATAGCATAATTTTGTCATTTTTGAAATAGTCTTTTTGAACAAAAGAGAGATTTTGTTCGTCTAAAATTCCAGAAAAATTGTTCAATTTGCAATAGCTTTGTATATTTGGTAGTCCTGTTATTTGTGTTCTAATATTAGACAAATTGCTTGCATTCATAATTTTTAACTGATAATTTTCATTATTTAATTTAAAATCATAGTTAAGAAGGCTTTTTATAATATTATAAAATTCGACCTTATTTATATTTTTAATTTTTTTTGTTCCAAAGCGAACCTCAAATTCAGGGTGTATATTTTCAGGAAATCGCGCATAACTGGATAAATATATATCAATATATTTTACAAATTTCTCACTAAGTTCGTCATTAAGACTTTCATTAGGCTTAGTTTCTTTAGGCTTAGTTTCTTTAGGCTTAGTTTCTTGTGTATTATTAGTTACTGTGTTATTAGTTACTCTGCTTTTACTCATAATTAATATATAATAGTATTTATTATTTATTATTTATTAATAATAAATAATATCAATTTTGTTAAAAATATGGAAAAAATATGAAAAAAAATATGAAAAAAATATGAAAAAAATAATAACTCAATGAACTAATATAACAGAGAAAAAATGGAACCCTCATATTAGTTGCCTTGCTTGTCTTTAAGTCAGTTTCTTAATTATATTCTCGTATAAATCTTGCTTTTTCTTTTTCTTACCATGCTCATCAAAAATCGTTATGCTTAATTTAATAGCTATATTTGTTAAATCGCTTAAATTATAACTACTAAACGCTTTAATTGGTTTTTCAATACTTTCAATATTATAATAACTTTTTAAAATAGTTTGCAGTTCTTCTTCAGTATATGAGACTAATTCAACATCAAAATTGTTAAATGCTTCGCTAATTTTAATATTTGAAATTTCTATTAGTTTATAATTTTTAATATTGATAACTTTTTCATCATTATTACTACATAATACGCAATAAGTGTTATTATCTCTTATTACAATTACATTTATTAAATATAATATACATAAGGCATGAAATGTTTTAAAACTAATTTTCTCATTATTTGTTAAATCATCTTCGACACACATTCTTTGTATTTTAAATTCTTTCAAAATATTTTTCTGAAGCCTAATCTTCTCTACACAATTGATTTTAAAATCTTTCATAGTTTTGAATGAATTTATGTTTTCTAAATCGCTATTAGTAAAATTATTCAATAGTTTATAAAATACCCAAAATAATTTGTCAGCAAAATTTTTAGAATTATTAATCTTAATTGGTTCATAATATTTACTAAATTTTTTGGTATATTTTATTTGTATTTGACTTCTTGGAACAGCCATTTTTTCAATAATATTTGTATTTGTATTTGTAGTTGTATTTGTATTTGTATTTATAGTTGTATTTGTAGTTTCGTTGCTCTTTAAATCATATAACATATATTGTTTTAATTCATCTAAATTAATATTTTGTAATAATTCTTCTTTATTTAAACATAACATTTAATAAATAGTATTATTTGTCTTTATTATCTTTAAAATATGTTGTTTGCAAATTTCTTTTCAATTTTTCATCTTTATTAATTTCACTTTCTTGTTTTTTAACAAAATCAATATAATTACAAATTTCCTTATATGTTTTAGGTGAAATTTTATTTAAATTCACAAAAATACCATTACTATTTTCATTTAAATAAACATTGTTTAATTTTAATATTTTACCTATTTCAATGTGATGAAAAAATTCAAGCATTTCAATCGATTTACATAACTTGCTTAAGTCACTCGATTGTATATTATTCTCGTTATTTACAGAATCTATTATATTCGTTTTTAAGGTTATATTTTTTATATTATCCGCATTGTCTGTAATGTCTGTAATGTCCGCATTGTCTGCATTGTCTGCATTGTCATTCATATTATTGAAAAGTATTTAATTAATATTATTAAATACTTTTTAATATTATATCAACTTTATACATTATATTTTTTAATATTTTCAGCAAGAGTTTTAGGTACTTTAATTTTTAATTTGTTATCTGATTGCTTAAGTACTAATGTATCTTTTACCGGTAATGTATCTTTTACCGGTAATGTATCTTTTACCGGTAATGTATCTTGTGCCGGTAATGTATCTTGAACAGGAAACGTTTCAGATAACATATATGATTCCTTGTCCATTTTCTTTAAATCCTTTTTTAATGTTTCATAATTATTAATACTTATTAGTTCAGCAATTACACTAATAAATTTATCATTTAATTCATAGCGCTGACCCAAAATTCTAACTTGTAAAATATCGTTTTCTTTTATATGCGAAAACATTTCATTATTATAATGATGATCGCGTGCTATAAAAATTACATACGGACACGAGCCATCATCAAGGACTAATTCAGCACGAACACCTACTTTTGTTAACGATTTGGCAATACAATTGATGATGGTTGATTCTACAGGATTTGTAATTAAACATTCAAAAACACACTCAAATAAAACTTTATTTCCAAATAATTCACCGCTCGAATATGTGAGTAACTTTACTGTATTATTTTTAATAAACCCCTCCTTTATACATTTATTTTCATTAAAATTTTTGATTTTAGCTTCTAAAATATTATAAATATTATTATTTACTTCATTATAACTTAACACAATTTTCTGTGTTAATAAAGAACGCATAAATATATGCGAATTATCTAAAATTGTTTTATTAGGAAGAGATTTCCGAGTTTGTATTTTAGACATTATGTATTAATATATATAATCAATTTAATCTTTAAAATTATTTCAATTATATAAACAAATAAATAAATAAATAAATAAATAAATAAATAAATAAATAAATAAATAAATAAATAAACAAATTGAACTTTATATTCGAAAAAGAAAAAATTTATAAGTTATTAATAATTGCGTCAGAGAGATTAAAAAACCAACGCTTTCCATCTTTTTTCCGCATATCATATAACCTAAAGAATATCTCTTGAGCAGCACAAAAATAACTTTGATTTAAAGATTTTAATGTATCAATCACGTCTTCTTGAACATCTAAAGAAGTAAAGATTTTTTCTGTGTTTGCTTTTCCAGCTTGGTCGCATCTTGCACCTTTATTTGTTGCAGTTTTTATTTTAAATTCAGTAACTAATTCTTTTGTTATTTTTTTATTAACTGATAAAATTCCAATAACGTGCGCTACTTCCTGTGGCGTAATTTTATTAGTAGCAATAACTTTATCAAAATCATTATAGTCCTCAAATTCACCAATTATTAAAATAATATTAGGAGGTTGTAATTTATCACTTATATTTTTAATTATATATAACGTATAATCTCTAAATTCGCTTTTGTTAGCTATTATTAATGCTTTGGTTTTTCCATCGTTGGATGTTACAATTTTTGAATTAAAATAACTCAATAATTGTTTATTGAATTTGCTCTCTTTATTATAGCTGTTATTTAATAAGTAAATAACAAGCAACACACAATTATTAAAATCTAAATCATCAAGTAATATATTAACTGCTATATTATGAATCTCTGCGTTTGATATTACCTTTTTCTCCTTCAAAATATCCATTATTTTACCATAAAAAATATATTTATTGTCTTTAATAGTCTTAACACCTTTAGCGGGTTGAAAATGAGTAATTATATATTTATAATTATTTTCTAATTCCGTTATACTGGATCTTACGACTTCTTTGTTAGACTCTGACAAATTAGTAAGATCATTATTTGAATACATTTTAATTAGTGATGGCTTTTTTTCTTTCATTGAAACATTTGCTTTAGTAGTTTCGTCTAATTCGACCGTTTCTGAAATATTGAATTTTAAGTCATTGGGCTTTGTTATTAACGCATTAGTGCGCTCAAATATTGTGGCATCATTATTCAAATTTTGAGGTTGAAAAATATACAAGGAGCCGACATTTATTAGTTTACCCAAATTATCATATTTATCTGATATAAGTATATTTTCATTATTAACCAACTCATTAAGAGCATTATTTATATGCTCTAAAGGGTATTCTTTAAATGTTAAAATGTGCTTTATAATATCATTCTTGGTATAAAAGAATTTTTCCTTATACAAATCTCTCAATGCTTTTATAAGAACTTCGTTATTTGTTTTTAAAAATGTTTCGTTATACGAAGAACTGTTTAATTTTGCGTTTGCCCCATATATTTTGTTATAGTCTTCGTTGGAAGGTTTACATGAATATCTACAATCGGCCATATAATCACATAAAGCGCTATATGCTTTAGTGCCTATTGAATATTTAATTGATGAATTGTCAGAAAGAGTAATAGTTAATTCTTTATTCAAAAATTTCTCATCGAATTTTTGCTGCTCATAATTAAGTAAACAATCTATGCTATGCTCTTTGAGTACACGCGTAACCGTTCCAATTACTTTGGCTTTTTCCTCCGCTTTTCTATAAATAAATAAATCTACTGACTCATTATTATTAGATAACATTGTAGAATGCATATATATTTGAACATTTCGCTCAGCAAGAAGAAGATCTTTATGGCTGCACGTTCTTATTGCTCTACCAATAATTTGCTCAATTCTGTTTATATTATACCAAGGCTCTAAAATATGTATTTGTCTAATATATTTAAAATCTAATCCTTCACTTCCTGCTGCTGATAAGAGAATAACTTTCACAATTTCGCCGTTAATATTATTTGTATCAGTACAAGCCTTTAGATCGCTTACTATGTCAGGAGAAATATTGCTGTTTCCACTAATAATAACATATTTTGCACTTTTGAAGCGCCCCTCTTTGCCAAATTCGGACTTTTTCTTATAAGTATTTACGTCTAACTCTTCACTTGGTGGAGTAGCAAATAAAGATTTGTTGCTTCCATAACGAGTAAAACCTGCCGATTCTAACGCAAGCGCAACAGGTATTAGACCCGAGTCAATAAATTGAGAATATATAATAATAGGACCTTGTGAATTAAATAGCGCATCTAATATGGATTTAATCTTAGTACTATATTTCTCTATAACATCATAATCAAATATATTGGTTTTATCAAATTCACCTTTAAATTTGTATCCATATCTTGATTTTGGTGCCTGTGATTCTTGATAACTCATTATATTATTTATGCCTTGTTTTCCTACACAATCTCTAATATTAATAAGTCCGTTTATTTCTTCAATATCAATATTAGCAATAACATCCTGAATACTTTTATAGAGCTCCATTTTTTCTTTAAAATAATTCTCTAATTTACTATTAGGAAATACCATATTTAGAGCTTCTAATGGTTTTTGTAATAATGTGTATCCAAATGTTTCCATTGCATTAATTTTCTCTTCGTCAAACTTTGAGATATTATTTTTAAGGACAATATTATATACAAACTCTTGAAACGGTGATACTTTATTTACGTATATATCAAATAATTCTATTTTTTCACTTAAGCTAACGCCGTTAATTTTTAATTCGGGATATTTAACATTAAGTATACTTCTTGCTTCTGAAAAATTCATCGGCAAAATTCTAAATGGAAAACTTAATGGATTATCGCCTTTAACATAGCTAACATAACCATTTATCTTTCTCTTAAATAATTCAAGACCTACTTCTTCGCCTTTACTATTTACAACAAAACTTCCATCATTATTAAACACGTCTTTAAGCTCTATTTTTGACCTATTATCATTCATATTTAATATATTTACTAAAAAAATGATTTCTTTAAAGTCGTTAAACATAGGTGTTGCTGACATAAATATTAGCTTCAAATTGCTAACATTTTTAACTAAATTCATTAACTCATTAGATACCAATTTATTGCTATTATCTTTAGACTGCCGAATATTATGTATTTCATCAATTATAATTAATCTATTATTGAAATATTTTTGCAGCTTTTTTTTAATCATCATTTTTTTCTTACTATTATTTGGATCATTTTCAAATAATTGATTCGATATATTAGATTTTTTCATTATTAGATTACCGAATTGAGTGTAACCCATAAATAAATAATAATTTGATATAATGTTCTTTACTATTTTTATCACTTTTTCGCGTGATAAATCTTTTTGCATCACATTAATCTCGTTTAATATATTTTGACCTGCGCAATTATTAATTGTCCAATATCCGTTATTAAATTCTAATTTTGTTTCGTCGAATAATTGTAAATAAAAATTTTCTTGTACGTTTGGAGAGGCTACAATAATAATTCTATCATTATAACCCATATATTGTAAATATTTGCGTGTTTCTTCCGCTACACCTATTGCTGAGCACGTTTTACCTGTTCCTAAACCGTGAAATAATAGCAGTCCGTTATAAGGTGTATGTATTGATAAAAAGTTTTTAATGAATTTTTGATATGGAGCCAATTCAAAATCTTTATTACATATTTCATTAGCTTGTTTCTCAAAATCTGCGTCAATACTTATTTTTAGTTTATTTTCCATAAACTCTTTCTTATTTGCTATTTTAATATTAAAAAATTCGTCATCGTGGTGCGGATACAAATATTTATAATGCGTATTTAAAGGATTTTTCAGTTCCTTTGCATTTAATAATTCTATAGCGTTTAAATAGTATTTTAAATCTGTTTTTGTATTAACCTGACTTTCTAATCCTGCCAATTCCGACTTATCTATGCTTATTTTATTTATATTCTCTCTAAATAGCGATGCTAAATATAAATTATTCTTTTCTTTTGACACATATTGTTTTTCATTTTGAATAACGCTTGTATCTTGTGTTTCTGAAGATACTTGTGAATCTGGAGACACTACTTGTGAATCAGGAGACACTACTTGCGAATCTGGAGAAGAAACTTGTGAATCTGGAGACACTACTTGTGAATCTGGAGAAGAAACTTGCGAAACCGGTGCTATAGGTGCGGCTTTCTCTATTGGAAGTGCCGTTTGTTTATCAGCTATTTTTCCTTGTCCAAGTTCATTAATTTGTTGAACCTCTTCTACTGGATCATCTCCTTCTTCTGCCTCTTCAATGTTTTCATCATCGCCGGCATCAGCACCTGGTTCTTCTATTTCTTCTTTTTTATCTTCTATTTCTTTTTCTTCTTTTTTTTCTTCTATTTTTTCTTCTTCTTCTTCTTCATTAGAAATATCTTCTTCCATATTTTCAATGTCTTCCTCGTCTTCTTCTGGTTCTTCTGGTTCCTCTTCTTCTTCCTCTTCTTCTTCGTCGTCGTCATCGTCTTCGTCGTCTTCTTCCTCTTCTTGTTCTTCTTCTTCATTTGCTTCAGTTACCTCTTCCTCCTCTTCTTCATTTGCTTCGTTTACCTCTTCCTCCTCTTCCTCCTCTTCTGCTTCTGCTTCTGCTTCTGCTTCTGCTTCTGCTTCTGCTTCTGCTTCTGCTTCTGCTTCTTCTACTTCTTCTACTTCTTCTTCTTCATTTGCTTCGCTTACGCTTACCTCTTCTTGTCCTTCTTGTTGTATGTTTGATTTATCTTTGCTTACCTTTTCTTCTTTTGGATCTAATAAATTAGATAAAAAATCCATTGCTATATATTAAATATATAGTTTATAAGTTTTTAATAAATTATTTAAATAATTTATAATATTAATTTTTTCATAATTATATTCTCTAAGATAATTATATACATTATCGATAGATACCCATTTAATTTCGGTAATTTCATAAATTTGATAATTATTTTTAGGAATATAATTATTGTTAATTATACCAATAAAGTATTTATGTTTATATGATTTATAATTAGAACCGCTAAATATTTCTTCATATGGAACAATATTGTTAATAATAGCAATATCTTTTTTCTCATATCCTGTTTCTTCTTCAAATTCTCTAAGAGCACAAATTATGTCTTTTTCTTGATAGTTACGGCGTCCTTTTGGAAATCCCCATTCAGGTTCAGTATATTTTTTATCGCATAAATTTATCAAACTTTCTAAATCATAACTTTCTAAAATATTTGAATATCCATTTTTTAGAATCATAAATTTTGCTCTAGATGTTTTCTCTTCGTTTTTATAAGAATTATTCGTGTTATAATTCCATAAATATTGCCATATACTATCAAATTCATTATTTAATATAAATTGTCGCTCATTTATTGTCATATTATTTAATAAATTTGTGATATAATTTTTATCTTCTATGGAATATTTTCCACGCATAAAATCCACGAATGATAACGTGTCTTTGCGTTTGATTATGAAAATCTCAATATTATTTTCTAATTTATTTGTAATAGTATTTAATTTTTTTGTAATCCTTATAGGAATAATACCAATGCTTGTAATAGGAACTTTGCATTGATGAAATAAATGACCGAGCTTACCGCAATTATTACAAAAGATAAATTTTTTTGTATTCATTATAGATTATATATTGTTAATTATATAGTAACTATGTTTTTATATATTATTTTTAACTTTTACTAACACGTATATATGTATAATATGTATAATATGCTATAATAAAATCTATTATATATTAAAAATATAATGAATAATGCAAATGTATTTAATCCTGATATATGGGGTCCTCATTATTGGTTTGTATTATACACAATAGCATTATCATACCCATTGAACGTGAATGAAAGCACAAAGAAAAAATATTATGACCTAATAACAAATATTCCCTTATTTATACCTGTTCCCGATATAGGAAATGTATTTAGTAAATTTTTAGACGCATATCCTGTAACACCTTATTTAGATTCAAGGGAATCATTTATAAAATGGACACATTTTATACATAACAAGATAAATATTTATTTAGGTAATCCAGAAGTATCATATTATGATGCTTTAAATAAATATTATGAGCATTATAAATTAAAAGAACTTAAAAAGAACGAGGAACGAAAAACTAAGCATAAATATGTTTTTGGAAGTTTATTATTAATCATACTAATATTAATTTTATATTTATTATATAATTATAAATAAAATAGTAATATGAAACTTGAACTGCTTATATTATTTATAACGGCACTGGTATTACTTAATACATATTTTGAAGGTAAGTTAATAAATAAACTAAAACAATATGAAAAATATTATAAGATGGCTTTTTTTGCTTTTATTGGACTTTGTGTGTATTTATATATAAAAAAAGATCCGAATAATTACAGAGATCTTGTAACAAACTCAAATGGATATATAAAGTATTTACCAATTGATAGAAATACAGCAAGTATTATTAGCCCAATTATTGATTTTACATCAAACTCCATATCGAAAGAATTGAATAATAACTATAATATATATAATAGTCCCAATATTCAAAAATCAGTAACCTTTTCAAGTAACAATCATAATTTATCAAAGCAGCAACAAAAGATTTTATATTCTGGAAATACTTCAACAAAACGTAGCGTAAGTGAAACAAAAAAGAAATTTGTTGCAGCATCTCAAAACTGGCATTGTAAACAGTGCAGAAAACAATTACCTGCTTGGTTTGAGGTAGATCACGTTATAAAACTGGAATATGGAGGTTCGAATAATATAGATAATTTGGAAGCATTATGTAGAGATTGTCATGGTAGAAAAACAGCTTGCGAAAATTTATAATATTATTAATATTATTATAATATTATTATTATACAAAACAAAACAAATATATTATTAATAATAATATATTATTCTATATTAATATTAGTAACTATGGCAGATGATAATACTAAAAAATTTATAGATTTTGTAAATAACAGTGCGCGAAAAATAGAATTTTTTATTAAAAACATTAGCACATTTTTAGCAAAAATATTAGATAAAACAGTTAACGGTTTTATTACAAAACCCGAAGATGCGAGACAATCAGAGCATAAATATTATAGATGGTTTATTAGCATATTAATCATATTAATATTATCCTTGTTTTATTATTTAAATGAGAAACAAAATCTATTTGCTATAAAAAATACAAAATATGAAATTTTATTGGCATTGTTTTTGGTAGTATTTAGTGTATATTGTTTCCTTTTTTTTGCTTACAGGAATAATACTAATTGGGATAATATATCAGACACTGATGCCACTATTACACGTTACAAAAATAGTTATAATGCCACAAATAGAAAACTAATTAATAAAGGCACTACAATCTCTCCTACTCAAGATTCTAAAGAGTCTAAAGATTCTAAAGAGTCTAAAGATTCTATAAATTTCGATAATTTAAAAAATACATTAACAAAACCACTATTTAACATATTGAAATATTTGTTTTATTTATTGTTAATATTTTTAGTACCATTGTTTACAATAAACTATACTTTATATTTACATAAAAATAGTGATGATGTTTTTGATATTTCAAAAAATATTGTAGGTATATTAATAGCTCTCATAGTATTAGCAATAATAGCAAAGCTATTTTCTATAAAAGCTGCTCCCACTTCACCTGGGTCAATATATTGCGAATTAACAAAACAATCTGATAATAAAGATAGTAAAGAAGAAACTTCTTTTACAACTTTATTAAAAAATTATGCTATGTTTTTCTTATGTATTTTCAAAAATTTGATTTTTTTTATTCCTTGCTTGTTGGTTATTCTTGTCGATGAAATTAATAAAGATATAAAACTAACACCATCCTCCGTATATTTATTATTTTTCATTTTACTATTATTGGTATTATTAATATTTGTATTGCCTATTATATTCAAATACATACGAACATTTAATAAGAGTGATATTTTACAAGGCACGGGACCTTTTTATTTGAATGAAGAGCGAACTTTAGGAAAATATCAAAACTTAAACACAAATTTAAGTAAAACAACCGAATTACCGAATATAGTACAAGAACAAACCACTACAACTCCGTCAAATAATAAATATGATAAAATGATAGCAGCTTTTAATTTCAATAAAGAACAATTGGATACACTTACTGATAATAGTGGGTTTATGAAAGATAGCAGCTATAACATTAACACTGATACAAGTCTTAATGATACTAAAGCTTACACATTTGCTTTATTTAATGATGTAAACAGTGTCTATAATATTAAAGGTGAATACCATGATTCTGTAATAAGTAAAGAAAGATTTCCATATAGTTATACTTATAGTCTAAGTTTTTATATTTATATAAATTCACAACCAGCAAATACATCAATAGCATATACAAAAGATACTGTATTATTCAATTATGCTTATAAACCTGTCATATATTATAATGGTAATTCGCAAAAAATAATAGTAAAATCAAGAACTATTAGTAATAGAGGCGATCAGTTAGATACAATTTATGAGATGGATAAGCCCAAGTTACAAAAATGGTTATTCTTTGTAATAAATTACGATAACAATATAATAGATGTATTTATTGATGGTAAATTAGTAGGTTCTAAAGAAAATGTATCACCATATTTTAAGGGTGATAAGATAACTATTGGTGAAAGAGACGGCATTCATGGAAGTATAAAAGAAATATATTATTATGATAAAATTAAAACACCATCAACAATCGAACTATTATATAATTTATCTAAAAATAATAAAGTATAGTAAAAATTTGAGAGATTAATAAAAATATTATAAAATATTACAAAATATTACAAAATATTACAAAATTTAATAAAAATATTACAAAATTTAATAAAAATATAATAAAGAATAATATATTTAAGACTTAAATATTATTATAAAAACATTATTATATTTTTATATATATAATTATAATGAATATAAAAAGTATAATAATAATAATAATACTTTTGATTGTTCTTATATGGGGACTAAATAACTTGTTCTTTAAAACAAATATTATATTTGATATAATGTGCGATGCAAAACTACCAGCAGAGAGATATGATAGTGCTAATGCTTCGTCGTCTTATTTCTCAAGTAATAAAAATGTTATTTTTTCTAAAGCTATTCCTGAAACGAACTCATCAAATTTTATGTTAAGTGTATGGTTTTTTATTGATAATTGGGGTGATAATATTTCTAATGAGAAAAATATTCTATTTATGGCAGGCCGTGAAACAGCTATTACAGTATCTCAATTAACATCTGCTATATCTGGTATTAGTAGTAAAGTAACATTAGAATCATCTGGAAATTTGTATAAAAATATAAATATAGCATTAGATAAATATGAAAACAATTTATTTATTGATATTGAAAGTTATTTAGACAGACCAAGCTCGGGAAATAAGGCTAATTATACAAGATACAAAATACCTAATATTTCTGTTCAAAAATGGAATAATCTTACACTTAGTGTAGATACTCGCACATTAGATGTATATTTAGACGGTAAATTACGTAATTCATTTATATTACATGGATTATATAAAAATTATGATACTAATCAATTGAAAAAAAATATATATATAGGAAATATGCAAACAATAGGAACTCCTGCAAGTAATAATGGTGTAAACAGTAGTTTTGAAGGTTTTATAACACGTATACGTTATGAAGGAAATTCAATCAATCCGCAAGAGGCTTATAATATTTATAAAGCAGGTATTAATGCAAGTGTTGCCTCAAGTATGTTTAATAAATATAGATTAAAAGTTAGCTTTCTTGAGTATAACAAAGAAAAAGGAACAATTACAATTTAATATAATAATTAATAAAATTATTGTTATTATTATTATTATTATTGATTATTATTAATATTATTAATAATATTATTATTGTTATTATTATTAATAAAATTATTATTATTATTATATAATAGTAATAATATGAATCCACCGGAAGGAGTTTTGGACAATATTAAAAAAAATATAGGTTCATTAATTCCATATCAAAGCGAGAAAAAAAGCATGTTAAGCGAGTTCTTATCATCTAACACAATGATATCAAGATTAACTTTTTTATTAGCAATTATAATAATCTTTTCGTCTTTATTTTACATTGGAAGCAAAATATTATATACTTTATTATCTCCATCTCCTACTCCATATATTATAAGCGGAATGAAAGACGCAACCGAAGCTTTAACTGTTACACAGGCTCTAGGCATAAAATCATCTATTCCTTTATTAAGAAGTATTGATCAATATGATGGAATTGAATTTACATATTCATTTTGGATTTATGTTAATAATTTAGAATATAAAGACGATTTAGACTTTATGCATGTATTCAATAAAGGGTCTCCTCCTAATTCCACAGGCGAGGGCGGCTCAGGTTTGTTTGGACCTAATAATTGCCCAGGAGTATACTTATATAAAGGAAAACGAAATTATTCTGATAATTTATTGGATAAATATCCAATATTGGGTATGCTTGTAAGAATGAATGTATATCATAATAACAATAGTGTTTCGAAAGCATATTACGATGATATATATGTAGATGCTATACCTATTAAAAAGTGGGTTGGTATTGTCATAAGAACAACGTCTCAAAATATTGTTGATATATATATAAATGGTAATTTGACAAAACGGCATAAATTATCAAATATTATTAAGCAAAATTATGATAATTTATATGTTAACTATAATGGTGGATTTTCAGGTAACATATCTGACTTAAAATATTATAATTATGCTATTGGAACTTATGAAATTACTTCAATTACTGCAAATGGACCAACTCTTACAAGCAAAAAAGATAGTAATGTTAGTAAATCCAAGAATCAATATTTGTCACCTGAATGGTATTTTAATGATACAGATATATTAACTTAATAGCCATATTATATATGAAATCAATACTTATAAAATCAATACTTATAAAATTTATATTATATATATTATAAGTATGATTACAATACCTAATACTAAAGCTGATTATATTATTTTAGCAGGTTCAAATAAGGGATTAACAATTTATATGAATGTAACGCCTATAGTTAATATAGTACCTTCCGGTAATAATAATAATGACACTGAGCTTGTTGATTTTTTTACAACTAAATATTCCAATAAACATAAAAATAGAATAATATTAAGTCAGAGATTAGGGCTCAATGCTGAAAACGTGGGTGTTTTTAATACGTGTTTAATCACGCAGAATAATATTAAAAATAATATTAAGTTTATTCACGATGATATAAGTACAAACACAAGTACAAACAAACATCGTAAAATTTTATTTATAGCAAATCAGGATATTTTTGATAATACAAAGAACTATTTACTTGATAATATTAATAGTAGTGGAATTGATAATATTTTTCATTTGAATTATTACTTTAATTTAACAAGTAAACAGGACTATTTTAATATAAAACTAACGGATTTCGTATATGGAAATAATACTCATAATACTCATATATTTGTTCCTACATATAAGTTTAAGATTATAGATTTTTCAAGCACTCCTATATACTCAAATACAACTACTAATAGATCGTTAATAAATTATAATGCTTATGATTTTGGAACTCTCTTTACCGGTATTAGTAACGACACAATAAACACTACAGATATAAGTATTAGCAAATTATATCTTAATACAGCATATGATATATATAATAATATATATTCATATAATAAACTAACATTAGATTTCAAGAATATAAATACTTATAAATTCAGTTTATATGATAGTACAGGTATTTCTCCAATATATATCAATAGTTATCCCGTTACTGATAACGAACCTTATGTATTAAATACATTTATGATAAAAACTAATAATTTTAAAATGTTGAATAAAAGCAGGGCAAACAGTACTATTATTTTTCAAAAAAATAACATTTTTCTTAATAATGTTAAAGCTATAGATGTATATTCCAATTTTTATCAAAAAAATCCAAATTATAGTAAATTAATTGGTCCCAGTATTAATACAATATTCTTATCATTAGGTAAACAAATTACAGGAATTACGCAAAGAGATTTGTACCGTCATACACATATTTTTTCTAAAAGTTATACTTATTTTGACATTTCAAAAATAGTTTTTAAGAAAGATATTAATTCTTCAATAATAACATCTGCTAATACAACATATAATACATTAATTCCATCACTTTCTAATTTATATTTATTAGATTTTGCATTTTTTTATAAAAATGCAAATAATGTAATTTATAATCCTATAAATTATAATAACGCAATAAACTACAATAATATTTTATTCAATAATTTTGAATATAGAAATAGCAAAGTATTCGAATTTAATTCATCAAAACTTATAGATTTTTCATATATTAGTACTAATGATGCTATTAAGTATTATACTAACAATAATTATATTAACAATTTGAATAATTTATTAAGAATTAATAATAAAGACATTCCCACAACTATAAGTTATGAACTTCTTAATAGTGCTATACGGTTTAAATCAAAAAATATAAACTATCAAGAGGATCTTTATAACTTTGAGAATTACAAAGAAATAAATACTAATTTACTCACAAATATTATTCGATATGATATGCGGTATAACTATGGAACAACATTTTATTTAAGTTTAAATTTAGACATATTATTAGATAATAATTCGCTTGATTTATGTAGTAATTCATATCCATTCAGCTATTCAGACAATCTATTGTATTATAGTAAATTAAATTTTTATAGCTTAGAAGTTATAAATCTAATAACAACCACAACAGGGAGTGATTTTGAAAATGTAGATTGTATTTTTATATATCATGATCCAGCAACCGAGACTGATCCACGTTTTTTATATCCTAATAATAATATTGAAATTGTAAGAAATAGTGCTATTGATACTTTAGAAAAAGCAATAATATTATTACCCGGATTGAATAATTCAAGAGTAAATAATACATTTATTCCTTCGCGAAATGGCAGTAATTTATCAAGAAAAATGATACAAGGTTTAATTGGTTTGAATAATGTTCCAAAACTATTATCAATCGTTCCATACAATACAAATAGTATTATCGGGCGAGGATTTATTAATCAATATCAGATTGACCAAGACACTTGTAACGATTATGAAGCACAAGTAAATATTAAAAAAAATGCTATTAAGTATTATACTGCTAAAGATAATCGAGCAAATCCAGCAAATTCAGCAAATTCAGCAAATACATCTATAAATACTAATTTTGCTAATATTGTAAGAAGTAGCGCTCTAAATAGAATATCGCAACAATGTATCGATAATTTACGCGACGGCACAGCAACAATACCAAGAGCTAATATTAATACTCCAATTGTTACACCATTCAAAATGCATTTTAGAAGATAGATTAACTTATCTTATATCTTAATTAAAAAAATTGAAATTAATTCTATAGTTAAAAAATATAGAATTAATATACTATTTATATTATATTTACTATTATGGATAAGCATAATAGTAATAAGCATCTATCTTTCAGATTATATGATTATAATGTTTATGATGGGCATAATAAATACGAAGTTGAAAATAATAAATTAATGAATGTTCATGTTAATCCTTATAAAGATAATAAAAAGTTTATTATTCAAGCGTTTGGTATTGATGAGACCCATAAAACAGCCTCAATTATTATTGAGAACTTTTATCCATTTTTCTACATTTTAGTAAATGAAGAATGGAACGACCAGCGAGCAAATTTGTTTTTAGCCCATTTGAAGAAGCAAAAAGTAGGTAATTATTATGAAGATAGTATTGTAAGCTTAAAGCTCGTAAAAAGACAAAAACTATACGGATTTGATAATAAAAAGTTGCATACTTTTATAAAAATATCATTTATGAATACAGCTATATATAATAAAGTGAAAAAATTATTCTATACTGATACAACAAGTAAAGATAGTGGATTTGAAAGGTCATTAAATGACGATGGTTATATTTATACTGATGACTATGGAACAACAAATTGCTATTTATATGAAGCAGATATTCCTCCATTATTAAAATTCTTCCATACTAAAGAAATTGTTCCAAGTGGATGGATTAAGATGCCATCAAATAAAGTTAAAAAAATAGCAAATAAAACGACACATTGTGCTTATGAATATTGCGTAAATCACGAAGACATTGTTTCGTATAAAGAAAAAGAGACACCAGTAAAGTACAATATTTGCAGTTTTGATATTGAAGCGAGCAGTAGTCATGGTGATTTTCCTCTTCCAATAAAAAACTATAAAAAATTGGCTACAAACATACTTGAGAATTATTATTCTTGTAGTGATGATTTTAGAGCTAATTATGATATTAGTATGTTAAAACAAGAAATATTATGTGCTTTTGAATTGACTAAAGATAAGCTGGGCTATATTGCTAAGGTCTTTTCAAAGGAAAAGAATTTAGAAGCAATAAATTTCGAAAATTTAATTGAAAATTTAGCAAATTATATTCCCGCAAACTTTAAGAAAAAAAACGGAGAAGAAATTATTATAGAAACAAGCGAGTCAGAAGATGACGAGGACAATGACGACGACGCTTCTCTTGATGATGATGATAAAAATAACGATGCCACAGATATTGAAACTACAACTAATTATAAGCGCAAAAAGAGAGTAAAAGTTTATAATAAAAAAAACGTAACATTGATTGAATTAATTAAAGATGGTTCGTGTGAATATAACACAAAATTATACGAGTTAACGGAAGCATTTAAAAACACCGGCTTTCCAGAACTTGAAGGTGATTGCGTTACATTTATTGGGTTGAGTTTTATTAACTATACTGAAAAACAGCCTTATGAACGTGTGCTAATTGTAAAAGGAGGTTGTAAAATTCCTGAAAAATATTTATCTTGGGTTAAAGATAATAATGTTATTGTTTTAGAGCGACAAACAGAGCAAGAGGTATTATTAACATTTACAAAAATATTAATAAAATATAATCCTCATATTATTACGGGTTATAACATTACCGGATTTGATTTTGAATTTATGTATAAGCGTTCTCTTGAATTGAATTGCGCAAAAGAGTTCCTCAAGTTATCACGTAACAAGGATGAGATTTGTGTTTCAAAAGATTGGCGCACTGGATTACAAGACATTGAGACCAATAAAATCGTCTTAGCAAGCGGTGAATATAATCTCAAATTTATAAAAATGCCTGGTCGCATTATTATTGATATGTATGTCATTTTTAGAAAAGAATTTACATTAAGTTCTAATAAATTAGATTTCACATCGAGCTATTTTATAAGTGATAATGTAATAAAAACGTATGTAAATAACGAAGCTAACACTACTAAAATTATGACGAAAAATTTAACAGGTATTTCAGTAGGTAGTTATATTAAGTTTGACGAGCAAGGATTTAGTACTAATTTATACAAAAAAGGCAAAAAATTTGAGATTATTGAGCTAAATAAAACAGAGCAATGGTTTGTGATCAATAGTGCTGAAGAATTAGATTTAGCAAATTATAAATATAAATGGGGTTTAGCGAAGGACGACGTAACACCTCACGAAATATTTGCTCTTGCTGATGGTTCCGACTATGATAGGTGGACTGTTGGAAAATATTGTTTAGCAGATTGTGACAATGTTATATGGTTATTATTGAAGGTTGACGTGATTACAGATAAAGTGGAGATGTCTAATTTGTGTAATGTTCCGCTAAGCTTCCTATTATTGCGCGGACAAGGTATTAAATTGCAAAGTTATGTTTCTAAAAAATGTGGTGAAAAAAATACTCTTATGCCTGTTGTCAAAAAACATAATAACGGCGGAGGGTATGAAGGGGCGTATGTTTTCAAGCCTAAAACAGGTATTTACTTAGATGAGCCTGTAGCGTGTGTTGATTATAGTTCGCTATATCCATCATCTATTATTTCCGAAAATTTATCGCACGATAGCAAAGTATGGACAAAAGAATATGACTTAGAGCATAATTTGATTGGTGAGCTTGGTGAAAAAGATGAAGCCGGAAATTTTATTTACGACAATTTATATGAGTCGGGATATACTTATGTTGATGTAAAATATGATACATATAAATATGTAAGATTAACAGCTAAAGCAGCAGCTAAAAAAGTTGTAATTGGTTACAAGGTTTGCAGATTTGCGCAATTTAGCGAAGGAAAAGCAATTATGCCAGCAATCTTAGAAGATTTGCTTTATGCACGAAAAGCAACGCGTAAACTCATAACCTTAGAAAATGATGAGTTTATGAAAAATATTTTGGATAAGCGCCAGTTAAGTATTAAAGTGACTGCTAATTCATTATATGGACAAATGGGCGCTATTACGAGCGCTTTTTATGAGCCAGATGTTGCCGCATCTACAACAGCAGTAGGGCGCAAATTATTATTTTATGGTCGTTCAATTATTGAAGAATGTTATGACAATATTAATGTGAAGGTTAAGGATGGAACAACCGTAAAAGTTAAAGCTGAGTGCGTTTATGGTGACACTGATTCCGTATTCTTTAAATTTAATTTGCGCAATTCTGAAACAAATGAAAAGATTATAAATAAAGAAGCGCTTGTTTATACTATTGAGCTTGCAAAGCAGGCGGGCGAATTAGCGAGTAAATTTCTAAAAGCGCCTCACGACTTAGAATATGAGAAAACCTTTTATCCGTGGATTTTGTTATCTAAAAAGCGTTATGTTGGTATTTTATATGAGGACAATCCAGATAAAGGTAAAATGAAATATATGGGTATTGTATTAAAACGGCGAGACAATGCGCCCATTGTTAAGGATATTTATGGGGGTATTGTTAATATTATTATGAGTGAAAAGAGTATTACAAAATCAGTAAAATTTTTAAATGAATGTCTTGAGAAATTAATAGGTTGCGAATATTCTATTGAAAAATTATTAGTAACTAAATCGTTGCGAGGTTATTATAAAAATCCTAAACAAATTGCTCACAAAGTATTAGCAGAGCGTATTGGATTGCGCGACAGTGGGAATAAACCTTGTAGTGGGGATAGAATGTATTATGCGTATATAGTGAACAGCAATAAAAAGGCTTTGCAAGGTGAAAAAATAGAGACACCTGATTTCATTAAGCTTAATGGATTACAACTGGACTATAGCCATTATATTAGTAATCAAATAATGAAACCGTTATTGCAGTTATATTCTTTAGATTTAGAAAATATGAGTGAATTTAAGAAAAAGCGAGGAATAACATTACAATCGTGGCATAATGAATTAGCAAAATTACGCGAAAAATGGAGTGATCCGGAAAAATATGAGAAAAAACTTGAAGAATTAAAATGTAAAGAAATTAAAAGCTTGCTATTTGATAAATATTTAAAAGATTGTAAATAGGTCTTTATATTGTTTTGCTATATTGTTTTGTTATATTGTTTTGTTTTGTTTTGTTTTATTTTTTATTGTTTTATTTTTATTTAATATATTAATATAGTGATATATTAATATATATTTTTTTATATAACTATGGTTAATAATATAACACATAAAAATTTAACAAGTTATTCACATAAATTTAATATTAAAAAAACAAATAAGGTGCTTAGAAATGTAAACACCAAGTCTGATTTTAAGAAATTAATATTGAAAAGTGATTATATACAAAATAAAAAGCAAGTGTTCAATAAAGTTATTGATATAAATGCTGATATAACAAATCAAAGAAATAGTGGTAGATGTTGGTTGTTTGCGTTTTTAAATATTATTCGTTTTAAGATGATTAAAGAGTATAAATTGCAGCCGAGTTTTGAGCTTTCGCAAAATTTCTTATTTTTCTACGATAAATTGGAAAAGGCAAACTATTATTTAAACTATATTTTAGAAACTTATAGCACTAATTTAGAAACATTTAAATCTGAAGCGGAATTAGGAAAATTAATACATATGTTAGATAAAGTAACAGACGATGGTGGTCAGTGGAATATGTTTGTAAATTTGATTGAAAAATATGGTATAATACCTAAATCAAATATGAGCGACCACTATCATAGCGCTAATTCTAAAGAATTAGAACACTTTTATGACGATTATTTACGAAAATGTGCGTATAGAATTAGAACTATGACAAAAGGCGATTTATTGAAAAAGAAAGAACAAATATTACAAGAAATGCTATTTGATTGTTATAAAATTTTGGTTTTATTTTTAGGAGAACCACCAAGTAAAATAACTTGGGAATATTATGAAACTTCTGGTAGTGATAAATCATTAACAGCAAAAAAAATCGCAAATATAACTCCGCTTGATTTTTATAAGAAGCACGTTCCCTATAAAGCACGTGATAAACTTTGTTTAATAAACTATCCTTGTAAAAATGCCCCATTTTATAAATTATATAATGTTGAAATGACATTCAATATATTGGGTGCTAGCGAGCAAAATTTCATTAATGTTCCAAGCAATATAATGATTGATGCCGTTAAAAAATCAATTGCTAATCAAGAAGCAGTATGGGTAGGGGTTGATTTTAGAAAATATATCTCGAACGATCACGGGTTTTTAGATAAAGAGGGGTTTGATTATGAAGATGTTTTTGGATTTAACAATTATATGGAAAAATGTGATGCTCTAAATTATAGGCAATCTGGACCAAATCATGCTGTAATCATAAAAGGCTATAATTTTGATAATTCAAAAACAAATGGATTTTTAGTTGAAAATTCTTGGGGAGACGAAAAGGGGTTTAAAGGAAATTATTATATGTCAAAGAGCTGGTTTGAAGACTATACGTATCAAGTTGTCGTAGATAAAAAATACATAGACCATAAAATTTTAAGTGTATTAAAACAGAAACCAACGCTATTACCTTATTGGAGTGCGTTTGGTGCTTTATTAAAAGGTGGTGGCTAATTTTTATAATTTATTTTTTATATAATTTAATTTTTATATATGATTTATTTTTTATTTATTATTTATTATTTTTTTATAAAATAATAAATAAAACTTATATAAAACTTATATAAAACTTATTTGATTAATAAGCTAATAATATATTAGGTTATTATGGATACATTAACTAATGCCATTAATATTCTTAATGTTAGTAATGCAAATGAAGAATGTATGATATGTAAAGATGAATTACAATGTAGTCAATGTTATACTTTGCCTGAATGTAATCATACTTATCATACTAATTGTTTAATTACTTGGTTTAGAAATGGTGATTCGCGTTGTCCTTATTGTGGAAATAAAGGCGTTAATAATAAAAACAATGAAACTTTACGCAATGTAAGAGGCAAATATTTTACTACAATATATGAAAGACAAATGTTAGCAGATATAAAAAAATATGTTTATTTGAAAAAAAACGATAATAATAAGAGGTGCCTTGAAACACGTAAGCAATTTGAAAAAATTAAAGCAATGGAAGAAAATTATAAGAATGAAACTAACAAGTTGAGAGAATTACAACAATCTCTCAAAGAAACGCCTGCAATTTATAGTGAAGCTAAAAAAAATATTTTGTGTTATAGAAGTAAAAAATGGAAAATAAGTAGACAAATCAGAATAGAGCATATGAAAATTATTAATACAAGTTATATTATTCCTTTAATAATTCCATTAAGTGTTACAATATAAGATAACAAAACATTAGCAAAACATTAGCAAAACATTAGCGTAAAAATAATCCAATATTATAGCTCGAAGTATTATTCATATTTTCAATGTCTTCATTTTCATCTGTATTATCATTTTCATTATTTGATTCTCTATTTGTTAATAAAGTTTCAATATGTAAAGCTAAAAAAAATTTGAATTCAGAGCTATATAAAAAATATGTTTTATCATTTTCAGGATTTAAATAACTAATAATATTTGAATTAGTTAGTATATTATGTCTACAATTTGGGCATGTTTGATGTTCTATTAGCCATTTCTTAATTGCGCTACTACTGAATATATGTCCACATTCTTTAATCATTGTTACTTCATCGCAATTTGAGAACTTTTCATGGGTTATAGCACAAGTATCATTTGTAGGATTTTCAATATTTCCGTAATACAAATCTATTGTGTTCGATCTAATTAGTGCTTGCATATTAATATTGGATAGCTTTTTGAAATCATCCAAATCATAATTTAATAAATACGCATCGGCATTAGTATTAGCATAATTAGCATTAGCATAATTAGCATTAGCATAATTAGCATTATAATTAGCATTAGCATAATTAGCATTATAATTAGCATAGCTATTATTCATATACATAAGATTATTTAAATACGTTATGCTATTGTTTAAATAATTAACACTATTGTTTAAATAATGTATATAATTGTTTGAGAATATTAGTAAATTATCCATATTCATAGTATTACTATTACTATTACTATTCATAGTATAATATAAATAATATAAATAATATAAATAATATATATTTAAATATATATTATAAATATATTGTCTATAAATATATTGGGACCCAAAGCATATGAATAGTGAAATAAATTATAAATATTTAGCATCTAATAATCTAATAAGCAAATATAATGATAAGGGATTGACAGGATTATGTAATTTAGGAAATACATGCTATATAAACTCGTGTATGCAGATTTTATCACATTGTTATGAGTTAAATGAAGTTATTGATTTGTTTGAACAAAATATTTCAATTACTAACGGAGTTGTTTTGAGAGAATGGAAAAGCTTAAAAGATTTAATATGGAGTAAGAACTGTATAATTAGTCCAAATAGGTTTGTAAATGCTATTCAACAGGTAGCTTTATTAAAAAAGTGTGATTTGTTTACAGGTTATGCGCAAAACGATTTGCCAGAGTTTTTAATTTTCATTTTTGATTGTTTTCACGAAGCATTAGAGCGAAAGGTTGATATAACAGTGAACGGAAAGATAGAAAATGACCTTGATGAGTTAGCAAAAACTTGTTATGAAATGATAAAAAATACATATACTAACAGTTATTCAGAAATCATTGATTTATTTTTTGGAATACATGTTTCATTAATAATATCAAAAACTGATTCAAATACTAATTCAAATAAAATTTTGAGCATTAAGCCTGAACCATTTAGTATAATTAATTTACCATTACCGTTACCATTATCATCAGATAATAATAATACTAATACTAATAAAACAGCCAATAAATGTTCTATATATGATTGTTTTGATTTATATACTAATTATGAATTTTTAGAAGGTCCAAATGCTTGGTTCAACGAAAAAACGAACTTAAAGCAGGATGTAGTAAAAACTATAAAGTTTTGGAGTTTGCCTAATATATTAATTGTTGATTTTAAGAAATTTAATAATTTTAATAGAAAATTAAATATTATAATACATACTCCTTTAATTGGGTTGGATCTTAGTAAATATGTTGTGGGTTATAATAGAGAGACGTATATTTATGAGTTATTTGGGATTTGTAATCATAATGGTGAAAGTCAAGGAGGGCATTATACTGCATATATAAAAAACGCTAATCAAAAATGGTACAACTTTAATGATACCAATATTAATGAAATTGATGAATCGCAACTAATCACAGCAAATGGATACTGTTATTTTTATAGAAAATTATTATAAAATTATTATAGATTTTTATGTAATGTTTAAAGTTAGCAATTCTCAATACTATTATTTAAATTATTATTATATTATTATAATAATAATATAATATAATATGGCATTAGTTAATAATATAACGCAAGATTTTTACAATAATTTAAACAATTTAGGCTCCAATCCTTTTGTATTAATAGTGCTAATTGTAATTATTATGATTTATTACATAATATTTTCATTTTTAGGCAAATCATACAACTATGGATATAGTGAAGGTAGTTCAAGTTCATCTGGAGGGCATTATATTATAGAGGCTTTGTTGTGGGGTATTTTTATTCTTTTAATATTTGTTAATGGATTAGCTTATTTTTTTAATATTAATGTTGTAACTGAATTTAAAAATTTATTTTCTCAAAAACCCGAAATAAATATAAAGTCAGTTGTAGATCAGCCTGATATATCTATGAATTTTAAGGAAGTATATCATGTTCCAGGTAATAGATTTACATATCACGATGCTAAAGCTGTATGTAAAGCATTTGACGGTGAATTAGCTAGTTATAATCAATTAACTGAAGCACATAAAAACGGAGCAAGTTGGTGCAGCTATGGATGGACTAAGGACCAGCTCGGACTATATCCTACAAGTCAAAGTGATTGGACAAAATTACAAGATAAAGAGGGTCATGAATATGATTGCGGACTGCCTGGTATAAATGGTAATTATGTTCCAAATCCTCATACTAAATTAGGTTCAAATTGTTATGGTGTAAAGCCTAAACAAAGTCAACTTGAAAAAGACTACATTTCTAAGGATTTATATCCTAAAACGACAAAAGAATTATTATTCGAACAACGAGTCCAATTTTGGAAAGACAGAATTAGTAATGTATTAATAAGCCCATTTAATCATTCTAACTGGTTCAAAGTACCTTAATGTTTTCGTGTTAATTTTCGTTGCGCTTTTTTATGAGATTTTTTGGTACGTTGTTTTTTTACTGAATCAATTAAGCTAAATAATTTGAAAAACGTTTTTTCATTTATAGTATCCTTATCTATTATAACTGAATTTTTATTTCCTGCTTCATTATTACAAGAAATAGGCTCTTTTGTAAAATCTAATATATTAAAACCAGGCAACATACATAATTTATTAAATTTTGGTTTGTTTTTGTCGTGAACATCAAGATATTTTAACATATTTTATACGTATATGTATATGTATATATTTAAATAAATATAAATATACAAATATAAATATAAATATACAAACTTTATTGTTTTGTTTTAGCGCTTCGTTTTATTAATTTATTTGTTTTGAATGTTCGCTGTGATTTTATAAACTCAATGAGCTCATTTTCAATAGACTTGCCATTTTCATAATCTTTAAAAAACTCTTTAAAACAATCCTCTAAAAATTTATAACTTAGTACATTGTATTGTCTTAATTGTATTAAACTTAATTTGCCATCACTTATATTTATTAATGGATATTTTGCATTGTTCGAATCGTAATAATGAAAGATATTTTCTTCAATAGTATTTTTTTCTTCTCTCAAAAGAGAGATTTGAGAGTATAATTTTTTATATTCATTGTCTATAGAAACCCATCTTCGTATATTATTTTGAACATCAAATGTAGAAGGACCTATACTTATATTACTCATATTTATCACTTATAAATATGAATAATATAATTAACTATTATCATAATTTATTAGTTTAGTTTTATATTAAAATTATAATATATTAGTGTTTTAGAATTTTAATGCTGAGAGATTTAATACCTTCTTCTTTTTTGTGATCTATTTTTGTAACTTTTTCTCGATCTGTGTCTCTTTAAGCTTTTACGTGCATTTCTATTTTTCATATATTGAGTGGCTCCTAAGAGCGCTAATGGTGTAGCTATTTCAGTTACAAATGTTCCACCATTTCTTGATCTACCTTTTTTGGCGCTTCTTCTTCTTCTTCTTCTTCTTCTTCCACCGGTTTTTGGTGTCTCAACAGGCAGTGCGGGTTGACCGGTAGGTGATTCTTGACCTGGTATAATAGGCGGAGGATCATCCATTGCTGATGCTTGAGCGTATTGTCCCATTACTTGTTTATAAATTATAGAAATATTTTAAATATAGATATATTTAAATTATCCACTTTTTTCCAATTTATCCAATTTATAATTATATTTTTTAAGTCTTATATTATATTTTATTAATAGAAATAAAACTCCTAAATGTAAAATAAAACTAATAAATATAAAAAATAGAAAAAACAATAAATATATATGTATTTGCTTTAAGAAATAATCCATAATAGGATTAATTATAGCACTCATTTCTTTCTTGATTTCCTCCGATTTTAAGAAATTAATACAATGATACGCAATCGAATCTTTCGATACATTTTCTTTTGCAGTCATTTTATAAAATTATTTTTATTATTATAATTATAAAAATAAAAATGTTATAAATAATGAGCATATTATTTATAACATTTATGCGTGAAAATATAAATTCATTTTTCTAAAGAATTATATAATCAATTATGAATAATCATATTTATGAAATATGTGAACATTTTGATTTTGGTTGTTTAAAGTTAGAAAATCCAACACTTCTAAATGCTAACATATATTTCAGTAAATTAAATTGTAATCTTAATAAAAATTTCTATATTCAACTTCCTAAATGCAAAACAAAACAAGGTATTGTTAATGCTACCTCTAAATGTTTCTGCGATTTAGAATTTAACAGCAGCGACAAGTTAATTGTTGAATTCTTTGAAAATCTTGAAAATTATTTTATAAAAGAAATTTGCAATAATAAATCATTATGGTTTTACGATTCGGATAATATTTCAAACGATGACATTAACGATTTTATTAACCCTATTATGAGATCATATAAAGGTGGTAAGAAATTTTTAATTAAAGCAAACATAAAGCAAGATAAAATAAATTTATATGATGAAAATGAAAAGAAACTTGCTTTAGCAGACTATGATTGTGTTAATGAAATAATTCCACTATTAAATATAAACGGAATACGATTTTCAAAATCATCATTTGTTATTGATATTGTGCTTGTTCAATTTATGGTTTTATATCCTTGCGATAGTTTAGAAAATCAAATATTGATTAAATTTAATAAAAAAAAGGAAGATGCTTTAGAGAATTTTACTACAGAATCAAAGTCTAATAATAACATTGAAAAAACTAATGAAAAAACTAATGAAAAAACTAATGAAAAAACTAATGAAAATATTAATATAAACATCAAACCTCATAAATTGATTGAAAATGATGAATTAACTAATAGTTCTAACTCTAATATTAGTAATAACTCTAATATTAGTAATAACTCTAATATTAGTAATAACTCTAATATTAGTAATAACTCTAATATTAGTTCTACCAATGAAGTTCAAGATAACAAATCAAACACATTCAATTATTTAATAAATGATTTAGAAACAAAACACACTATAGATGATAGCGATGATTATGCGCTTGAAGTAACAGATTTAGATGTTACTACAGAAAATAGTGATTCAATAGAATTAAAGTCACACGAAACTATATATTTAGAAATTTATAGAAAAGCTAAGCAAAAAGCAAAAGAAATAAGAAAAAATGCTCTAGAAGCATTTTTAGAAGCAAAAAATATAAAAGTTAAATATAATTTAACTAATATAGTTAGTGATAGTTCAAGCGATGAAGATAATTAATTAATTTTTATAGTAGCCCAATTAATATTTATAGCAGCCTAATTAATTTTTAATTAATTGATAAATAATCATTATTTAAATATTATAAAAAATTTTTTATTGTTTATTTTATATAAAATGACTGTTGCAAAAAAGTTTCTCAAAGGACAGTTTTTAAAAGGAATTAATGTGGAACATATTTTAGGAATAATAGCATTTATTTTTATAGCAATAGTTTTATTGAATTATTCAAAAGGTAAGGATTTATTAAGTTTACCAATGACAAATAGACTTAGCTATTCAGAATTAAATAATCAACCAAGTGAACCACCACCTACAACTGTTTCACCAACATATGCGCCATATAATGGAGTTTCAAATACCACAGTAGCAACTTCGGCTGATAGCCCAACAGCAATGAACACTTTAGCAAATAATAAAGCAATACCAAATCCATCGGATCTCTTACCGCTAAATAATAATAATCTTTGGGCAAACTCTATCCCACAAGCTGATGCCGATTTAAAAAATATTAATCTATTAAATCCATCACAGCTAGTTGGAATTAATACACAAGGCTCGAGTTTAAGAAACTCGAATTTACAATTACGATCTGAACCTGCGAACCCCAGAATGAATACAAATTGCCCGTGGAACATCTCAACTATTGAAACAGACCAGTTTAGAAAACCTTTAGAAATAGGCTCATAAATAAAAATATAAGCTTAATATATATAATATAATGAAGTAAAAATTATATTATACATTTTACATTTTAATACATTTTACATTTTAATACATTTTACATTTTAATACATTTTACATTTTAATACATTTTATATAAATGTATATATAAATGAAAGCATTAGTAACTAATACTTTGTTTAATATAATTTTATTAATATTTATTATTATTGTAGCTGTTAGATTATATTTAAACAGTGATACTTTTAATTTAAGATGTATTATTTCAGAGGTAAATGGTAATACATATTGCGTTAGAGATAGAAGCAAGCTAAAATTAGCTGCGGATAGATTAGCACACGTTAATAATAATTTAAATAAACTTGTAAATCACTTATCAAAAAAATATCCTAATAAAGATAATGTGCAACGTCTTATTAACGGTTACAATCCTAAAAAAATTTATGAAACACTTCCCACAAGTGAATTCACAGCTTATAGCGAAAATAAAGGTGAAAAAATCGCTTTTTGCTTAGATACTGAAAAAAACAGTGAAGGACGTTTAATAGATATGAATACTTTAATGTATGTTGCACTTCATGAAGTAAGTCATATTGCTACTAAATCTGTCGGTCATACCGATGAGTTCTGGGACAATTTTAAATTTATAATAACAGAAGCAAAAGCTATAAATATATACAATCCTATTGATTATAAAAAACAACCAGCTCGCTATTGTGGTATGAACATTACTGATAATCCATATTACGATGTAAAATAATTCTTTAGAACTATATATTTTTTATATATATTTATATATAATTTCATAAATGTTATAATTTTGCTTACATAACTCGTTATTGCTGCTATTGCTGCTATTGCTGCTATTGCTGTTATTGATTATATTTTTGCTATAAAAATATAAATTATGTTTATCAATATATTTATTCAGGTCAGGAAAAAAACAATCACACTCAAAATCGGTATCAATATATGTAATGATTATTTCATTAATATTAAAAATACTATTTTCTTGCTTTTTATAATTATTCAAAAAGAGTTCGTATATTTCAGCACCACCAATAATCCATAATTGTGAATAGTTTTTTGTTTTAACAAAATCTTCCAAATGTTCTAATGTTGCAAAACTTTTAATGCAATTTTTACCATTCAATTCATCTATTTTTAATGATTTAGACAAAATTAGATTGTCTCTATTGGGTAATCCTTTAACATTATTAAAACTTTCAAATGTTTTTCTTCCCATAACAATAGCATTATTAGCATTGCCAGTTGTTAATTTTTTAAATTTAGACATATCACTTTTAATATTCCATACTAACGTATTATTTTTACCTAATCCTCTATTTTTACAATAAGCAACAATTATATTTACAATCATATTTATATAAAATTAAACTCTTATATTTATATAAATGTCAAATATATTTAAATTTTATATAAATAACAATAACACTTTTAATGAAGTTTATTTGTTTATTAAGAATAAATATATAAATACTAACTCGCATACATCAAGCACCACTATTCCAAGTAGTACTATTATAACTTCAAGTATTCCAAGCATAACTGAACTAAATACAAACTATAATAATTACAATAGTTTTATACATAGCGAAATATATGAAAAACATTTTGCTACTGATTTTAACCACTATGATTTAACATATTTAAAAACTTATAACACCAAACTTATATTTATTGATGACAACATATATATAGACGATTCAATCGAAACTATTAAATTAAAATTTATTAAACACTACAACACTATTGCCAATGAAGACAAGAAACTATGCTTCGAAGAGCTCTATTTTTATTGCCTGACACAATCAAAATTAAATAAAATGGAATTATTTAATCAGCTCACAAATAATAATAAGAACGATTTAACAGAAGAAAGTTTAATCAATTACTTAATAAATATTAATGAAAAAAAAGAAATTCTTGAAAGTTTAGAAAAGAAAGAAGTATACAGTTTTGAAGATATTGATAATATTAAAATTATTAATATTAAAGAATTCATAACTCTAGGGCAGAGTCTAATAAAAAATGTTAACAATTTCATTGTTAATCCTTATGATTATGCGAATCAATCTACAAAAGCGTTAGCATCAATCATTACTACAAATAATTCCAATATGTTATTTGAATACAATGTATATAATAATGCTATATATGTTTGTTTGGCTGCCTCAGTAATAGAAAGACAAGGAGAAGCACAAGATATAGACGACGAATCGGTTATTAAATTATATTATCAATTTTTATATGCTAAAAATATTATTAACGCGAGAGATTTTATTATGCAAAAAACAGAGTTAGTAAAAAAAACCTCTGAATTAATTGATGATCCCTATTATAAGAGCAAAAATCAATTCAAATATTTGCTGTATAACATTTATAATAATTCGAACGGTTTAAAATATGAAACAAGCGGAATTAAAAGTATTAATATCAATATTAATAGTGCTATTAACTATAATATATCATTAGAAACCCTATTTAAATTATTTACAAGCAGCGAACTATATCCATTCATTAAATACAACCCAGGGAAAAAGATGGAGAATTTATATCGACTTTTCTGCACTAATGAAGGTAATACTAAAAAAATACCGCTGCTAAGTAAAACGCTAATACTAAAATATGCAAAATTTTTAGGCAAATCACACACCATTTCTTTTTATGTTAATTCCAAGGAAGAATTATTCACTAATAATGTTAATGAATTTCTTATTGAATTAGAGGATAGCGGAATTATCAATCTTAAAATCGATTTTAAGAATATTATAGATTTAAACAAAATTAATACTTTAATTGCTACAAATGTTAACACTATTATAAAATTCATTAGGAAATTTGTTGTTAATAATAGTATTGAATTGTTCGATAATTTACTTGACAAAAATATTGAAATTAATTCAATTAATTATATCACAAATGTTAAAATCAAAGGACCTCTTAAATTAAATAACATATCTAATTGTATTAGTTATTTTTTCAATGTTATTAGCTCTAACTCCGAGGAAATAGTAATGCGTTATAAAAATGTATCAAACTTTAGTACTATGAATTCAGAAGAATCATATATAATAGAACTTATAAAGCAAAAATCCAGCGAAACAGATATACTGCATAAATTAAAAGAAAGCTTCAATTTATCTCTCGAAGATGCCAGATTAAGACTAATAGATGTAATTAATTCGCTCAAGTTATTACAAGATACATTTAATCACAAAAAAATAACTATCAAAAATAATCCGGGATTTTCAACCGTTTTTAAAAAAACTAATTCAAACAATCTCTCAATTATTATAGAAAATATTGATAATATTAACTATTTAGACTGTATTCCTATTTATATTGATTCATTAATTAAAATAATGTTCGCTATTGTTGAAGATTCCAGTATAAAATTAGAAATAAATAATATATGTAAAAAAGCACAACCTTTAGATGAGCCCAAAGAAAAAGCATTTATAAATATAGAGGTTAGTACTAATAAGCAAAACTTACATTTATTAGAAGAAAGTTCTGATGATTTTTTTAGCACTAATAACGATTTAATGGATATACTTCTTGATGATGATGATGAGGACGAGGATGAGGATAATAATGAAGATGAGGATTCTACTAATAAAGATGAAGTTGACATTAATGAACAAACTAATCAAGATATTTTTGATACAAAATTAGATAATGCAAATGAAGATGAAGATGAAGATGAGACTGATGATGAAGATAGTAAATCTATAATTAATGAGTATATGAATGAAGATATAGATGAATCGAAAGATGAATCGAAAGATGAATTGAAAGATGAATCGAAAGATGAATTGAAAGATGAATCGAAACCCATAGAGAAAACAATTAGAGACAAAGGAAAATTGGGATTTCAAGATGAGGACGAAACTAAACCTAAGGACGAAACTAAACCTAAGGACGAAACTAAACCTAAAGACGAAACTGATACATTTAAAGAAATATCAGAAAAAAGCAACCCTATATTGAAACGATTAATAAATAAAGAACCTAAATTATTTACCACAGACAAGAATAAATTTTATACCGAATATTCAAGATTATGTCCAGCAAATGTAAAAAAGCAACCTGTCATTTTAACAAAAGAAGAGAAAGCATATATAGACGCGAATCATAGAGACTCATATACAGAAAGTTATGAATACGGCACAAAAGAAGGAAACAAGTATTATTATATATGCCCAAGATATTGGGATCTTGAAAAAAACATTAGTTTAACACACGAAGAAGTAAAAAGTGAGCGCTATGGAAAGGTCATTACAAAAAAGAATAAGAACGGTGCTTATGATGGTAATATTATGGAATTTACAGATAGTAAATACCATATTGATGAAAAAGGGAATTATATAGATCATGTTCCTGGATTTTTAGATGAAAAACACAATAGAGACAAATTTTGCTTACCTTGCTGTTTTAATAATAAGTTATGGAATAAATCACAGCAAAAACAACGACGCAATAAATGCTTAAATTTAGATTATAGTACCAATGATAACAAAAAAGATTATTATAACTATATTAAAGGGCCCGAAAAAATGCCATTAGAAAAAAATAAAATAGGGTTCTTACCATTAAGTATTCAAAAATTTTTACATTTTGATAACTTAGATTGTGTTACTAAACAAGCACCCAATTTATTAAGAACAAACAGACAATGTTTATTACGTTATGGCGTTGAAAATAGTAATAAGCAATCATTCATAGCTTGTATAGCAGATTTATATGAAACTATTGTTTTGAATAATTCCAAATCTATTTCTATTAATGCTATGAAAAAAATACTAAGAAACAGTGTAACTATTGATAATTTTATAAAATATAATAATGGAAACTTACCACATATTTTTATTTCTAAAAACTTTAATGAATTGGTTGCTTCAATAACATTTGATAAATATATTTCAAGTATTTTATATAAGCAATTAGCATCTAAAATTACAAATAAACCAGATGACGAAACACATATAATTTTTCTTAAAAAAATTATAAATAGCTTTGAAAATTTTCAAAATTATTTAGAGAGTGACACTTATATTGATTATACTTATTTATGGGATATAATATGTAAAAGTAACAGTTTACTTTTTCCTAATGGATTAAATCTGATTATATTAGATATTACAACCGAAGATACTACTGATAATGTTAAAATTGTATGTCCTAAACAAAGCTACAGCAATGAATTTATAGATATGAAAAAGAAAAGTTTATTGCTAATACAAAAAAATGAGTATTTTGAGCCGATTTATTTAATAAATAATACCATTGACTATCATATTGTGAAAACGTTTAGTTTTGCAAAGAGCACTGAAGATAAACAATTAGCTAACTTTAAACAAATTTTAAATTCAATAAGAAATTCAATAAATTTAAAATGCGTAGGTTCTATAACTGCGCAAAAAAATGACGATTCATTTTATGATTTTAAGCCAAATATTTATCTGGATAATGTAATTAGTATTATAATAAATTTGAAATATGACATAAACTATCAAATTTTAGACTATAATAACAAAGTTATAGGATTATTAATTAATAATACTATAGAGCACGGATTTATACCTTGCTATCCATCTGCCTTGTCATCCACTTATGATAATATTCCCTATAAAATGATAGATGAAATAACAGAACAAGAGTTCAATGATTACAATAATACAAAGAGCATTTTAGAAAAGATTTATTCTCTAAGTAACTATAAAATCATAGTTAAGCCGTTATACAAAATTATAGAGGATAGTTTACTTATAGGTATTCTTACTAATGGTAATCAGTTTATTCAATTGACTAAACCAGAAATTAACAAGAGCGACGAGCTAAAAGAAATCAGTGCTAAGAATTATGTTTATATTGATAAAAGCATACAAACGGACCTTAGAGTTGACAATGAGCGCGTTACAATGGTTAATAATATAAAATTAGAAACACAATTTTATAACAGCTTCAAGAATACCTTCAAAAAAATATTAGGAATACATAAGAACACCATTTACAAAACAGGTTTGCTAAAAATCATTAACAATAATTCAATGCTTTACTTAGACAAAATATCTAATATTTACAGTTTATTAAAGACAATTGGAGAGAATTATATAATATTTGCTAAGTATGACAAAAAAATATTGAATAATATTAAACAAGTTTCGTCTTGTTATGATGAAGACGAATGCCCTACCTCGTTTTGTATGAAGTCAAATGATATATGTTCTTTGATTATACCTAAGAAAAATTTAATAAATCAGGAACTTAATGAAGAAATATACTACAGTCGCTTAGCGGATGAATTTGTAAGATATAATAAGTTCAAAAATTTCATTTTTGAGAATAATATTTCATATAACTATGGCTCTGTTGAATATAATATTTTACATAATGAGCTTTTGCTATTTCATTCTACATTAACACAGGAATACTTTAAAGATTTAATAACAGGCACTAAGCAAAATATGTTTAAAAATACATTTGATACATTGGGAATTATAGAGTCTAAAGATATTTTGGACTTTAAAAATATTAAAAAGGAGAAAATCGTTATTGCTGCCACAAAAGATAAGTTACATAATATTCAAGAATATTATGAAAAAAGTAAGGCAAAAATCAAAGATCCAAATTTGAGCAAAATTAATACCGAAGTGCAAAAAGTGCAAGAATCACAAGAATCACAAGAATCACAAGAATCACAAGAATCACAAGAATATAGTAGTATTGATA